AAGACCGCAGAGGCCAAGATCGAGACCGCGGCCGGCTGTTATCCCGGCTCGCTCGTGAAGAAAGGAACGACCGATGACGATGTTGTCTGCGGGACCGCAGTGGATCATATCACTGGNGTCCTCGGGTATGAGGAGACCTCACCGCTTGAACGCCCGGTCGACATGGATACCCTGTATACCGTCAACAAGCGGGCCAAGGTCCACGAGTCCGGGGACTTCGAGTTCTACGGNTGGCTGGGTACCGGCTGCACTGCCGATATCGTCAAGGGCGATCCCCTNATCGCTGACGCTGACGGCAACATGAAGNACGGAGTCACCGCCGGCTACGTTGTCGCGTATGCGGCAGAATCCAAGACCAGTGCCGCNACGCCGAAACGCATCAAGGCAAACTGGGCGAGGTAATCACCATGTCAGGAGAAATCACTTTCGAGAGGCAGGCCGCGACCTATTTCGACGGCGTGCTGAAAGAACCGATCCGCCAGATGCTTATCGGGCGCCAGCTCTTCGCAAAACAGGAGGTCCTCGGCCCGGACAAGTACCGCGTGAACTTCAACAAGATCAAGGAGCTCGGTGCTGCACAGACCGGCAGGGCAATCCCTGCAGTCGGGTCCGGTGTCGACCGGCTGACCCTCACGCCGTCCGAGATCGACATGATCATGTTCTGGAAGGAATATGAGATTGCCAAGATGGACTGGGACCTCTTCACCTCCAAGGGCATCAATATCGGTGCCACGAACGTCGTCTCCGCTGCCCAGATGGTCGGAGTCGAGGAAGATGCGTACCTGATCAATGGCTGGAAGCCCGACGGCACCAACTACATCGAGAAGGGTATCTACCAGATCGCGGACAACACCGCGACCGGCTCGGCCACCAGCACGTTCGGGGGAGCAACCACCTCGATCGCCAATGCCTTGGACAAGCTCGACGAAGACAACATTGTCGGGGTCAACTACAACTTCCTGATGCACCCGACGAACTTCAACGAGGCCAAGAAGGCACGCTCGACCAACGGCGTCCGNGAATGGACGGACCTGATCGACCTGCTCAACCCGTACCCCAACCAGCCGAAAGGCGACNTCATCAAGGTCTTCGGCGGGAACCTCACCGTCGATACCGCAGTGATGGTCCCTGTCGACCCGGTCGGCCGGTACATCGANCTCGTGATCGGNGCGAACTACCTCAACGATGTGTACCAGAACGGCCCGTCCAAGCAGTTCTCGCCCGTTGGCGGGATCACCGTGAGTTCCCTGATCGCCCGGTTCACTGAGCCGAAGTCGATCTGTACCGTAACGAGCCTGTGAGGTGAACCATCACATGCCCGAATATACGGTCAAGAGCGGGAAGATCCGGAAGGATAACGTGACCTATGGCCCGGGAGACAAGATCGAGCTCCCGGAAGAAATAGCGCGTGTCCTTCCGCAGGATCGGCTTCACCCTCTCCAGGTGAAAGGCGACCCGGTCCCGATGACGCCNGCCGAGCCCGAGCCCATCGAAGAAGACCCTCCCGAGCACCAGCCATCGCAGAACGAAGGCAAGAAGGGAAACAANAAAGGGCGGTAGTGTGAGGCGGGGCGATGGCGTACTGCACTTACACTGATGTTCAGTTGGAAGTCGGAACAGCGACCGGCACAGCCACCACCTCGGACATAACCGCCAGGATTGCTGTCAGTGACGGGGAGATCGACGATCTCCTCGCACTTAAAGACCTCACTCCTCCGGCATCGTCAACGTACCTGAAACGTGCTTCCGTTTATAAAACGGTGGCATGGCTCAAGCGCAGGCAGTCCCATGAGCTGAGCCGGCCCAACTCGCTCTCTCTTGGGGGGGACATCTCCTTCGGCACATCCCCGGAAGCAGAGGCGAAAGCCTACGAAGAGAAAGCCGACGCGGAAATGCTGAAATATTACGCCTCTACAGGTGTTGATGTTCTGCCCTCTGATCAGGCAGACGTGACCCGGGCAGACGCGGATATCGGGGATATGCGCCTGGATACGACCACCGATCCAGTATTCTTCACGGAGCTCTCTTTATAATGGTCCTCCCGGCAGTTTTCCTCATTCACAGCGCCACGCTGCACCAGCTGCAGCAGAACTTCACGCTCGGGTACGATGGCGGGACCGCAGTGTTCACTGCAGGCAAAACCCTCACGGGCGCAACCTCACACGCCACCGCGGTCATTGTCTCGACCGGGTCCTCAGCATCCGGCACCCTGACCCTGCATACCATCACCGGGACCTTCCTGAATGATGAGGTAATCACCGACAACAACGGCACACCTGGGGCAGCCGTGGTGAACGGCGTCAAGGCGGAAGCGTTCGACAGCAACGGCGAGCTCATGTTTACGGACGTGACAGCAACCGTTGCGTGCCGGTTCCTGTCTCCTGCTGAATCATTCCGTTCCAACAAAGGATCGGCCATGATTGTCAGCACGCCCCGGGTCCTGCTCCCTGCAGGCACGGCCGTGAACGAAGGCGACACCCTGACCAGCACCACGCTCGGATTTGCCGGCACGTTCCGGATCAATTCTGTTAAGCAGACCTATGAGGCAGCCCAGGCCTCGGTCTCGCACATCACCTGCGAGATTGCTGCAGCAGGGGCAACGGGAGGCGCGTGATGGCCGAAGAGTATGTAACAAACGAAGTATGCGAACTTCGCGGGAAAATCTACACCTCCAAACTGGAAGCCCTCGAATGCGAGATCAGCACCGTCAAAGAACACCAGGCCGGGCTACGAGAAGACATCAAGGAGGTCCGTGATCTGCAGAAACAGATCCTGTATGCCATCATCGGGCTGTTCGGGGCATCCGTACTGACCCTTATCGGCGTCATTACCGGCCGTGCGATTGATTTCCGGGTGTTTTTCCCATGAGTTCGTTCTCGTTCGACTTCTCCTGCCTTGCGAAGATGAGTCGGGATATCCAGAAGATCGGTGCTAACGTCAAGAAGAACGAAGCGGCGGTCGTCAAACTGGCGGCGAACGAGTACAAGAACGACGTGCAATCCATCATCCATTACAAGACCGGCACACTCCGACGGTCCGTCCATGTCGAGATGACCAGCGAAGGCCTCCGGCAGGTGGCGCTTATCGGCACCAACGCCCCGTATGCACGGCGGCTGGAACTGGGATTCATCGACAAGGATTCGCTCGGACGGGTCTATCACCAGAACCCCCAACCCCGCTGGCGGCCTGCGTGGGATGCCAACCTCGCAAAGTACCAGCGGATCCTGCTCGGAGCATTCGACCGGGCACAGTGGGAAGCGGATCTCGAAACCGCCCAGAGTGTCCGGCCCGATCTCCTTGGAGGGATCATCTGATGAAGGACGTCACGATGGCCGTGATCACCCGGCTGAAAGCGGATACGGCGGTTGCCAATGTCGTAGGAACGCGGGTCTACCGGGCACAGCTCCCGACCAACCCCACGTTCCCGGCAATCAGTGTCAACCGGGTGGACAGTAAACGCCCGCCCCGGGCCCATAATCGGGGATGCACGGCACAGACCCGCATCCAGTGTACGGCATGGGCATCCAGCGACGGGGCGGCAGATAACCTGTCTGAACTCATCGCGGACAGCCTGAACATGGTTACGGACACCGGCCTGACCCCGGGCGTGTACGTGATCAGGATTGATGATCAGGGGACGGTACCGGACAACAACCCGGACCTCGGGATCTGGATGGTCCACCGGGACTTCCTGATCCAGCACAACGTATGAGAAATTTGGAGGATTAAGGAATGACAAACCAGTCAATTTCAGGGCTTGGCGTCAACATCATCAGCGGTACGACCGTTTACGGAGAGGTAATGAATGCTTCCGATGTGGTCAACACCCTGAACAAGGTTGACACCTCAACCCACAACAGCGTCGGAAAAGTGAAAACCAGCAGACCGGGTATGATCGATACCGGGGAACTGAGTGTTGATCTCAACTACTGCGGGGCAGCCGAACAGGACGCCCTCCGGACGATGTGGGATAATCAGACAGTATCCACATGGATGATTGTTGCCCCGACATCGGCGTCCGGGGTAGCCCGTGCATGGTCGTTCAGCGGCTATATCAGCAGCATCGGGACTCCGAAGTTCGAGAAGGAAGGCAACGCCACCATGAGTTTCAAGGTGGCACAGTCCGGCCCGATCACCGTGCTGACAACCGCAGTCGCAGGGGTTACGGATATCGACGTGACTGATGAAGGCGTAACAGCACTCACCCTCTCGCCAACATTCGCCGCAACCACCTATGGATACAAGGTCACTACGGATCTTGCCGATACTGGCGTGAAAGTCACCCTGACCTATGCGACGGCGGGAGAGTCGGCGTATGTGAACAACACTTCACTGGCAACCGCAACCCCGTCAGCCGCAATCACACTTGGAACTGCATCCGGGTCCGTGATCATGGTGTCCGTGGCCGTGTACAAGACCAACTGTGTCCCGAAGGTAACGTGGATCGAGGTTACGCACGGCTACGTGTGAGGGGTGCCTGAATGCCTGAAGAGTCGTTCCCGATCCTCATAGGGGGCAAACAATACGCCCTCTTTTTCGAGCCGGAGGATGTCGAGAAGATTGAGGAGACGATCTCCCTGTTCGAGGCGTTCCACCCGCACCACCGGACCTTCAACAACGCCACGGCAATTCTCTGGAGAGGGCTGCGGAATGTCAACGATGACGGTAAGATGGTCCACGCGGTTCAGCAGGGTCCGCCCGGCAGGGAAGCGGCGTACAAGTTGGTCAGGCAGTTCTGCCGCGAAGGGTTCACCGGTCCGGCAGGTATGATGGCCCTGTACGAGAGCTTCCGCCGCGCCCTGGTCCTCTCGGAATGGTTCGGTGAACCGGAGAAAGACCCGGTGCCTGGTAAACCTGCAGAGGCTCATGAAAAAAACTGAGTACGGCCTATCGCAAGGCCAACGAGAGCCTGGCGTATGGCCTGTGCGGGCTGACCCCGGACCAGTTCTGGCGTATGACCCCGGCCCGGTTCTACCGGATCGCCGATGCAAAGATCAAGCAGAGAAACGAGGAGTGGAAATTCATGGACTCATTGAACGCGGTCCAGTGTGCCGTGCTTGTCAACATCAACAGGGGCAAGAACGCACCAGCGTTCAAGCCGGACGCCTTCCGGATATTCCCCGATAAGACGAAGGCCAGCCCGGAGGAGATTGCGGCAGCGATGGACGGAATAGCAGCACGACAGGAGCAGAAACATGGCTGATGACGGACTGATGAGTTACTTCGCAAAGATGGGGCTCGATACCTCCGACTTCCTCAACGGCATCAGCAAAGCCGATGGCGGCGTCCTCCAGTTCTACCGCGATGTATCGGTATCGATGGCCGCTACGATGATGGTCTTCGATAAGGTCATGCAGTACGGCCAGAAGTTCGTTGACCTGGCGAACCAGGCATCGGATTTTGTCGAGACCATCGATAAGCTGTCCGTCACGACCGGTATGAGCAACGAGGAGCTGCAGCGGTTCAACAACGTAGCCCGGTACGCTGAGAGTGATATCAGCACGCTCGCAATGTCCGTCAACAAGATGCAGATCAACCTCTCGGATATGGGGGCTGCCGGGGAGGAGGCCCGGGGATACCTTGACGACATGGGGATCAGCTACAAGAACGCTGACGGCAGCCTGAAATCATCGGCCGAACTGTTCCCCGCGATCATCCAGGGGATGAAAGGACTGGAGAGTTCCGCCGACCGTGTGACTGTCGCCAACGCCGTCTTCGGGAGGGGGTACCAGAACCTTGCCGGTTACATGAACATGAGCCGAGAAGATATGGAGGAATATTTCAACACCGCCCAGGTCATGACCGAAGAGCAGACCCAGAGCCTCCGTGACTACGACGAGGCAATGAAGGACCTCAACAAAAGCACCGACGACCTCGCAAAGACTGCCGGCGCCGAGCTCGCCCCGTCACTGTTGGAGATCTCCCAGACTTTCAACGACCTCGCGGGGAACGAAGACGTCAAATCCTTTTTCTCATGGCTCAATGGAGCCATAACGCTTGTCTCTCGCGGGATCCACATCATGGCATCGGAACTAAAAGCCTATATCCAGCTTTCCACGGGCGACATCAAAGGGGCAACGCAGACACAGGCAGATCTGAATAAATGGGTTGGTCAGAAGACCCGCGATGATGCCATGAAAGCTGCCGGGTACAAAACAGACGGGTATGGAAATGTCCTGGCAGAAGAGGCAAAAACAGCAGCCGACACGAGACTGACCGACACCAGCGCCGAAGAGGAGCGGTTGAAATCCCTCAAGACGGCTACCGATGACCTCACCAAGGCGAAGGAGGACCTGTTCGATGCTGAGAGCAAACTGGCAGACATCGACAAGAATTACGCCCGCGAGATGTCCGCCCACAACCCCAGGGATGTTGCCGGAGCCCGTAATCTCATCATGAGGCACCAGTGGGATACCGAGGACCAGCAGAGCGAGATCGCCAAGGCTCGGGGCGGGGTTGCCGCTGCTAGTGTCGGGGCTGCGAAATACGGCGATGTGATCGTGAAAGTCGGGGAGAAAGAAGTTGCCCGGGCGGTTGGCGTGGCTGCCGGTGCCGGTGAGCGTTCACTTACGCAGGCGGGGTACTGATGGCGCTCCCTACATTCAGCACGGTCACAATCCCGTCAAAAACCGTTTCTGACTGGACAGTCACCGGGGCATACGTCAACGAGATCACCCTCCAGGGCAGGACCGCCACGTTCAGCGATATCACCAGCCTGCAGGCGCTCCAGGGGCACATCGGCACCCAGGTGTTGGCATCCGGCAAGACCCGAATCCAGACCACCGGCGGCACGAAAGCATCGCTGGTGATCAACGGCGTGACTTATACCAATTGCTACATTTCCAGCCTGACATGGCGGGAAGTGCCGGACGATTCCCCGTTTGATGTGTGGGAATTCACCGTGAAATTCGTCCAGGAGACCGTATGACGCAATCCGAAATCATCCGCAGACCCCCGCCCCCAGAAGGTATGGCCCAGCTCGAACTCGTGATAGAAGACGCCGACGGGACCGTGATCGGGCGGGAGTTCGAGCAGTTCCCCTCACTTCTCCATCACAGGCCCAACGCTAGGCTTGGAGACCTGCCGCCAATGCCCCCGCTCGGCCTGCTCGGAGGGATCCTCATCACTATTCCGACAGTCGGGCATAACAAATTCGCAACCGATATCGGGGCCCTGACCGGCTGGCAGATGGCGCTTGGGATCGGAACGGCAGCGGAACTGGCCGCGGATACGACCCTGTCGAGCGAGATCACCACCTACGGGCTTGCCCGGGTGAGTGTGACGCCAACGATCCTCAACAACGTCGTCACGTGGTCTCACAAATGGACCGCCACGACCGGCGCCAGTTTCATGGTTGCGGAGTTCGGGCTGATCAAGGACACGATCCTGATGATGCGGCACAAGGTCTCGGCTACAAAACTTATCGTATCGACGCAGCACGTGACCGCGACGATTACAGACACCCTGTAAGGAGGAAAAGATGGCATACGCAGCACTCGCAAAACTCAAGAAAAACAGCGTCTCGACAACAATCACGGGGAATCTTCTGGTGGGTACCACAACGATCCCAGTGACCGATACCAGCGTCTTCCATGACGAGGACGGCACCCTAATCACCAAAGGGATCGTGATCGGCTACAATGTTGAGACGGAAACCCAGTCAGAGGAGATCACCATTACCGGGGCCTCGACCACATCCGGAGCCGGCAACCTTACGGGCGTAACCCGGGCGGTCAACGCAGACGGGGCGGTCAACGGCATCGCGTACGCATGGCCGAGCGGATCCCGGATCGCGGTCAAGCTCAGTACCGGTATCTGGGAGCAGCTGATCGGCAACATCGCCGCCATCTATGCCGCCCTCATCTACGGGTACATCAACCTAACCGTGCTGCAGGCCACCGTACCGGACAACAACGCAGCAACAATCGGCCAGGGCCCTGAGCTCGGGAACGGGGTGAACTTCGCGTGGGCCTCCTTCAGTCACTCCGCTGCTGCCCGGCTCCAGTGGGTAATCCCGATGCCGACAGACTGGAACGCCGGCGCCCTGACCGCGATCATCGGCTGGACCTGCACCGGGACGGCAGGCGGGACCGTGAAGTGGACGCTCAAAGGATACCTGGTTGGGGATGACGGCACGCTGAACGCCACGCTCGGGACTCTTGCAAGCGTGACGGACACCTTCATCACAGCCAACGATCTCCATCTGACCGCTGAAACCAATCTCGGCACCCCGGGCGGTTCCGGCAACCTCCTCCTGCTGGAACTAATCCGGGACTATGCCAATGACACTGATACCGATGCGGCCCTGTTTGTATCACTGCGGCTGAAATACGGAAGGACGGTGTGAGAAATGCGCCGGATCCTTCTTGCAGTGGTGGTGCTGGCGCTGATACTCGCCGGTCCGGCCGCTGCTGCATACCCGGGGTTCTCCGCCCTCACCACATTCACCCTCAACAGCACAGAAACCCTCACGAATTATCAGGTGTCCCTACTCCTCTCAAATGTATCCGGGACCAACGCAGCGAACCTGATTTATACTGGGGGGCTCACAAATGCGACGTGGAACGACGTGATCTTTACCGACACCTCGGATAATCTTCTCCCATTCTGGAGGGAGGCGGGATCCGAGAACAGTACCACCACAAGATTCTGGGTCAATGTGTCCTCAATTTCAGCGTCCAATACTACCCAGATCCGATGCCAGTACGGCAATACATCCACGCAAAATAACTTAGGAAATCCCGAACAGACGTTCTTGTTCTTCGACGACTTCTCTGCGGGATCGCTGAACNCAACAAAATGGCGTGAGACCGGGGGTTCAGGGTCGATATCATTCAACGGCACAGAATATATTGTATTCTCTAGTTCGGATTCTACAAATTATAAACATGCCGTAACCCACTTCTACACTCCTGCGAATAACACAATATTCGAGAGCCGTATTAGGTACCTCACCTCAGGAGGTAGCGTTTTTGGTGCGGCGATCGGTCTTTTCGACACGAACTCTACATACCTGATCTCAGCATCAAACCTCCACACGTTATTCCTCGACAAGGGGTCCTCGACAATCGATCACCAGAGTCGCAGCGGCGGATCTTGGGGGGGGGAGGATACTGTATACGGATCCATTCCGGAAGATACGTGGTTAATCCTCCATCACCGTCTGGAACCGGCATCCGCCTCCTATAAAGTATACTCCGACCGACGGGCGTCATTGTTGGGAAGTGCATTATCAAACACAGATGCCCCGATAGGAATAGGGGGACGATATTTCGCGTTTGTAGGCGCACGACAAGGAACCGTGGAATTCGACTGGGTAATATCAAGGAAATATGCTGCGTACGAACCCACCACGTCGGGGTATTATGGGCCGCCCTTAGCCACGTTCACGAGTAATGTTACAACAGGTGCAGATCCGCTGGCTGTCCAGATCAACGACACGAGTTCCAATACCCCGACGGCATGGGGGTGGAACGCTACCAATTCCGATAATTCAACAACGATCGAGTTTTCAACCGCGCAGAACCCAGTGCAGACGTTTGACACGGGCCACTGGCAGGTTACGCTGATTGCCAGCAATGCACTGGGATGGGACCAGTCGGATCCTATCTGGATCAACGTCTCATCTGAAGCCCCCCCGCTGGCGATGTTCATGAAGAATTACGGGATTGTCATCTTCCCGGTCCCCATTCAGTTCACTGACGCCTCCTCGAATACCCCGACAGCATGGAACTGGTCTTTCGGCGATGGTAGATACTCCAATGACCAGAATCCGCTCCACCAGTACGTCAAGCGGGGCCGGTGGACCGTGCTACTGAATACATCAAACGCCGCCGGCTACACAACTAATACCTCAACTGTCTGGATCCTCGGGGGCTGATCATGCGACTCGACAGGGGGTCCATCGACCGCGAGGGTGTCGATCACGATACCTTCGGGCTCGACCTCATTTTTGCTCCGGTCAACATCTATCATCCGATGTACCCGACGGCATCGTTGGCACAGATCATCGACCCCGTTGCAGATAGCGGAAACCTCATCAGTGTCACAGTGTCGCAGAGCATGGACGACGCGATGGCGGAGGCCGTCTTCGAGTGGGACGGCAACGAGATGGGAAACTATTTCAGCGGCGACTATATGACACAGGTCCACGTCAATATCCCGGATTATAACGGTGTAAGCCGGTGTGTTTTTGTCGGCGTCGTGCCGTCATCCCATGCAGTCTATGATGTAGCGAAGGACAAGATGACCATGCGGGCCGTTGATTATGGGCTGTTCCTGACGAAACAGACCATGGAAATCAAGGATCTCTCTCTCCTTCCCCCGGACGACCAGACAAGTGAAGGAGCGAACGTCGCAAAAGAACTCCATTATGATGGAAAAGTCAAGAATTTCCAAATCGGGATGACGGTAATTGGTCAGATCAGCGCCGCAAAAGGTACTATCAGGGAGCTCGTTTCAGGCGACTCTTACCAAAGGATGACACTCTACCCGGCGACCGGGGTGTTCACAGATAATGAGGAGCTGCGTGTAGGTGGCGTTACCTACGCGGTGGCCGATGGGCGTTCGGTTGATATCCCCTACACGCCGTATTACGAGGAGGTTTACCCGGAGGACTGGGTCCGGGCTATCCTCGGCGGGGATAACTGGATGCGAGTAACCGGCATTGAACCTACCTACATCGAAGACTCCGGGGGATACTGGGATACCGATGCCTGCCCGGCCGTGCCGTTCATGTTCGGCAGCCTTGAGAAAAAGCGGGACGCCCTGAAACGGCTGGCTGATTACATGAGTTACAAGTGGCACGTCAAGCCACGCAGCCTCGGAGGGAGCGTGTATCGCGCCGGGGGGATATTTCATCAGGGACACCTCGATTGATGCCCATCTAGATCTCCCTGCAGCTGCAACCATCTCCGGACCGGATGATTTCATCGCGCCAGTCACGCTCGACCAGGATGGGGAGTTCCAGGCCGATGTCGTGAAAGTCCGGTGCCAGGATCTCNAGGGGAACTGGCACGAGGTGATCCGGTCAAACAGCTATTACGATGCCGGAGAGGGACCGTACCGGGAATTCAGTGACGAACCAAAAGATATCTGCACGCTTCCGGATCTCACCGAATATGCGACGGATATGTACAACCTCCATTCAGCACGGACCTGCTCCTGGTCGGGTACGATGGCCGCCCGGTCAGATCTCCAGATCTACCAGATCCTGAATATTTCGGGGATGGGAATTAAGGTTCCGGATGGAATATACCGAATCATCAAGATCGTCCACGAGCACGGTTGTGCAAAGAACCTGACACACATCACGTTCATGCTCTCATCGGCGTTCTCAATCCTACAAAAATACGGAATGACTTACAAGGATTCCATCTCAAAAGTCGAACAAATTATCGATAGCCTCGAAACCAAGAAATTTCAGCAGGAGCTCGCAACAGTCACCGCAACGGATGGATGGACGATCACCTACGAGACGGAGGCCGGGAACAAAGGGAAAGGCCGGGACAGCACCAGCACCCCATCAGTAGCCGGGGGGATCCCGGTGGGAGCGAAAATCAGCGTACAGGAATCCCGGGGAGGAGTTGTTTGCATCCCAATCCTCGCGGCATCCGGGGGCAGCACCGATCTCCTCGTCGTTGGAGTACCGATAATCACCCGCTGTGAAGTAGACCCCGCCGATCATAATTACTGGTTCCTGACATGGGCACCGGGCACCAACAACCTGACTGTCTCAGTAAATTATCAAACGACAGGATATCCGTCAGCGCCCGGAATAGTTTTACAGTACGGTAACCCTGCGAGTTGTCGGTCGGTGAAATATCCTATATCGACAACGAACATCCGGATCCGGTTCTCAGGCCCCCTCACTACATATTACGTGAAACTCTGGGGAGAGAAAAACGGAAATTACAGCGCAACCGGTGCGACCGCCACCATCACATCCGGTGCCGATGTTACGGTGGGGGATATCGAGGAGCCGGAACCGATCGGAGTGATTGATATGTCCCTTGCAGGGGGATTTACTGGGGTGTCGACCGCTCAAATCGAGTATATAGTATTTGACGGAAACCTCCCGTTCAGCTATAACGGCACTGACAACATCTATATCGGGGGGCCCCTTGCAGATCCTGAATATAATTTGATCTATTGGCAGTGGGCATCAAATGGAATACGGACTGTGCCCCGGACCGTGTTCGTGGATAATACTCTGTCAATCACCGGGCCGAAAGGGACATTATCTCTGGGTGGAGCTGGGTGGTTAAATCCAATTAACATTAAAAGTATCCTGGACGTCGGGACAAATCATATAACAATTACGCTCTACGATTATGGCGTGGTTTACGGCGTTTCAGAACTCTATATAAGGACTTATTACCTCTGATCCAATATCCTTTTTAATCGTTCCTGGATTCTCTGGTCCCCAAGCATCACCAACCATGCAAGCAAAAATAAGCTGGTGAGGTAAAGGATCAATGAATTTTTTGAAATCTCCAGCAAGTATGGCAGGTTGTTTATCAAAAATATGTAAAATGTAAACTCAGCAGCGACAGAGAGTTCTTTTGAAGTATATTCTACCCGAGGATATGCCCCGATTCTTATGAGGAATATTCCGAGGGCAAACGCGAATAAATTACAGAGCGGGAACCACCGCCCACCTGATACCCCTATATTAACTGCCCCGATGGTTAGAAGATATCGCGTCGTCAAGGCGACAAGTGCAATAATAATGATCATTGTATACGGCCTCTTGCCGATAACCCACGACAGGGCAGGAAATGCAAAATAGAAAATGATGATGGCACCTATAAACCACGAGATCGGATGAATTGATGCCCCCCATTGACCAGTCATAGTCATAAATCCCGCGATCTCCTGCAACCACTTGCTCGGAGTCGCCCCTATCATAAACCCCGGGGTCAGGATGATCGCAATCAGCAGGCTGATCCAGAACGCAGGATAAATCCGGATGAGGCGGTGGGCGTAGAATTCCAAAATTCTATCAAAACCCTTAAGGCCGGAATAAGTATATTCAAGCGTCGCTCCAGAGACAAAAAAGAATATCTCGACACCAATAATACCAGTATTGAGATAAAAAATATTAAAGACCAGGTTCTCGTTCTTGAACGGATCCAGCGAATACACCTGCGCGAGATGATAGAATACAACACCCACGATTGCCACGATCCGCAGCAGATCAAAGAATAATAACCGTTTCCCGTTTCCCATTTGCAGAAATCAAAATATTAACTCTAAGATAATAAAGCAATCGGAAAAACGATGCGAGGGATGGGATTCGAACCCAAGAACTCCTGCGAGACTGGGCCCTGAACCTTACGCAATGACATGGCGTAATATATACCACCCGCGCACACTCAGGAATCATGTCTGAGGAGTACCTGAAACGGTTGCCGGAGTTGGACCCGGCCAATAAAAAAACCATCAAAGCATACATCCGGAAGCAGGAACTCAAGCAGCTGCAGCCGTCCAGCATCCAGGACAAGACCTGGCGGGTCTATTACCTCTTGAAATTCCTGAACTGGAAAGACGCCCGTGAGATCACCAAGACGGACCTGGAGGATTATATCATCGAGCGCAGGAAGACCGTGGCCCCGCGAACGCTCCAGGGAGACATGATCGAGCTGCGGATCTTCTTCCGGTTCCTCGATCCGGAAAAAGAAAAAGAGTTTTTCCCGGCCGATGAGAAGATGCAGAAACCGAAGATCGAATACCCGGACCCGCTCTCCAGGGAGGAGATCCAGCGGCTGGTCGATGCCTGCGACACGGTCCGCGACAAGGCCCTGGTTAAGTTTGCATGGGACACCGGGGCCCGGCTCGATGAGATGCTGTCCTGCAACATCGGGGCCGTGAAGTTCGACCAGTACGGCGGATCCGTAAAAGTCGGAGGCAAGACCGGGGAGCGGGAGCTCTGGCTGGTGGACTGCGTTCCGGAGCTCCAGGCATGGATCAACGCCCATCCCATGAAGGGAGATCCCGGGGCCCCGCTCTTCATCACATACTCGAGGTACGGGTTCGGGGGCCGAAGACTGAACGAGCGGACCGTGCAGAACCTCTGCAAGACGCTGCAGCGGAATGCCGGGATCTCGACACGGGTCCACCCTCACGCATTCCGGCATGCCAGGGCAACCGATCGGGCCCGCGAAGGATTCACCGAGATGGAACTCCGGATCATGTTCGGGTGGTCGAAGTCCTCCAACATGCCGGCAACCTACATCCACCTGTCCGGGGCCGATGTCAAGAAGAAGATCCTGCAGAAAGCGGGCCTGCAGGAAACCGAGGACCTGCCCGGGGACCGGCTCCTGGACCCGGTGAAGTGCCCCCGATGCGGCCTGCTGAACGAGCGGGGGTTCTGGACCTGCGCCCGCTGCAACACTCCATTGTCACCTGACGCCATGCGGTACCTGCAGGTGGGCCGCGAGATCCTGGAAGACCCGGACCTGCTGATGGAGTACGCCCGGAAGAAGAAGCTGGAGAAAGCGAAGACCTGAAAGGGGCTCCCCCCTGCTCTCCCT